GATCAGCCGCTGACCGTGGCGTTGACGCCCTTCGCGGAAGCCGAGACGGGGCCGTCGTTGCCCTTGCCGAGCCGGGCGACCGTGTAGACGGTGCCGGTCGTGTACGGCGTGGCGGTGACCTTGAGGTAGCGCTTCTTGCCCCGGCAGTCCACGTCCATCCGCACGACCACGTCACCAGCGGTGGCGGTCGGCGTCGGGATGGTGAAGCCGCCGGTGCCGCCACCGACGAACGCCGTCACGTCGGAGTAGGACGAGTTGTCGTCCGACTCGCTGAGCTTCAGCACCGTGAACGCCGCCTGGCTCGTGTAGCCCGCGTTCGTCCACGGCTCCTGCCCCACGTCGAGCGACACGTACTCGTAGCCGAGACGGTCGATGACCAGCGTGTGGGTCTGCGCCGCCGTCAGGTTCTCGGTGTGACCGACGACGCTCTTCGTCGCTTCGAGATGGTTCACTGTCTAGATCTCCTCGGAGGGTTGAGAGTCAGTCAGTCGGATCAGCCGAACTTGAGAGCCACGACCGGGCCAGCCTTCGTGGTCGAGCCCACGTCATGCACGACGATCGCGTTGCGGGTCGTGGCGAACGTGAGGGTCTGGTCGTACTCGATGTACCGCTCGGACGCCGTGCGGATCTGGATCGCCCGACGCTCGCCGTAGACGGCGGCCTGCGAGAGGTCGCCGAAGAGGCAGGCCACCTCGCCGCTCGAATCGTCGAGCGAGGAGTGCATCGAGTGAACCAGCGTCACGGGGTAGCCGAGGAACCGCTCGCCGAATCCGGCGGCCACGTCGCTCGACGAGTTGCCGCCGGGGCCAGAGGCACCACCGGGGAGCATCGCGAGCCGCAGCATCGCGGTGCCCCAGCCAGCGGGCGAGATGAAGAACCGGGCGTTCCTGCGAGCGTACAGCGGGAGCTTTGCGACCAAGGCCGTAAAGTTCGCCATCGTGAGCTCGCTGTACTGATCCTCGGTGCTGTTGGTCGTGGTGACGACCGACGCCGAGTAAGCCGACTTCACGATCTTCTTGGTGATCCCCTCGACGCCGTGATAGGTCGAAGTGCCATCACCGATGAAGCCCGAGTTGTCCACGGCCTCTGCGAACGCCTGGGCGATTTCGGTCGCCATCAGATCAGCGAGGTCGATGACCGAATCTTCGAGCAGCGAGTTCGGGACGCGGTTCGCCACGCCCCAGATCTTCGCGACGAGCTCGACATTGTCGAACGTCACGTCGCTCGCGAGCACCTCGGCGTTCTCGCCGACCGGACGGGCGGCCAGCCCACCGGTGCGACGGGCGATGTTGAGCGTGTCACTCGACATCGGCACCCGGCGAGCGTACTGCGGGTAGACGCCGAACTCCTCGACGAGCCGGATGATCTCGTTCGACAGTTCCGGCGAGGTCAGGACACCGCCGAGCGAGTTGACGCCGCCCGCCTGGGCGCGGCTCTCGACGCCGTGATCGACGCACCACCGACGGGCCTCGGCGTCGCCGAACACGTAGCCACGCAGGTGCATGCCCGCGCGGTACGCCGACTCGGCCGAACGGAACGCCTTGAGCGGGCCGTGCGACACCGGGATCGCGGGGACGGTTCGCTTCTCCACGGGAGCCTCCTCGGCAGCAGCCTTCTCGATCGCCTTGGCGGGAGCACCACGCTCCAGCACGGCACGCAGTTCGAGGTTCTTCGCCTCGATGGCACGCAGCAGCTCGATCTGGCTGCGGAGCTTGTCAGCACGCTCGGACAGCGAGCGAAGCGACGACTCCTCTTCGGCGTTCATCGCGGGGGCGTCGCCCTCGGCGGGAGCCTCGGACATCGCTTCCATCTCGGCGACGACAGCAGCGAGTTCGTCGAGCAGTGCCTTGATCTTGTCCACGGTGCGATCTCCTTGGTCGGGATGCGGCGGCGCTCACGCCGCCTATCCACGAACCTACGGAGCCAGACCGGCACCCATCCAGTCACGACGGGGCGTTAGTAAACAACTTTCGCCGACGGACCTCGACCGCCAGGAGCGTCTGCTTGTCGGTCGCACCGCACCTCGGACAGCGCAGATATCGCGTCTGGTAGTCGCCAGACCGCTGGCTCGACGCGATCACGTACACACCGGCCCGGCACTTCGGGCACGAGTCGCCACTAGCGGCCATGCTGTGTCAGGTACTCGCGGAGTTCTCGGGCACGGGCCGCCGCTGCCATGCGACGATGAGCCTCGGCGTCACGCTGACGGCGGAACGCATCGTAGGACCGCTGAGCAACTTTCACGTCGGCGTCGGGATACGCCGGGAACGTGACCGGCCCGACATCGAGGAGCGAGTCGATGCGGTTGATGACTCGCACACTGCGACCGTCCTCGACGCTCCACTCGTCGCCGCCGCTCGGCACGGTGAACGAGAACGACGAGCCACGCACGATCCCGGCCCGGATGTTCGCCGCGATGTCACGGCCATAGCTGGTGTCGGGGACCGGGAACTCGTACCGCAGCCCGATCTCATCGACCTTGAGCGACAGCGTGCCGGGATACCTCGCGAGCGGGTAGTTCGCGTCGTGGTTCCACAGCGCCCGCGTCTCCAACGGCTTCCGACGCCCGCGACGCTCGGCGACGATGCCGAATGCACCAGGGTCGATCCGCTCGACGAAGTCGCCGAGGTCGAGCGACAAGACGCCGAACTTCGCGGCGTAGCCCACGATGTACTCGCGCTCGCTGCCGTCGTCCTCGCTGCGGCTCTCGACCGCGAGCAGCGGCACCGCTGATTCGACCTCGTCAATCGCGAGGGAACGTCGCTCGATGTTCATCGTCGTGCTCCTGTCGTTCTCGTCCGCTGCGTTCATCTGCGTCACAAGTTTTCTGCTCCATGAATAGCCCGAGTCGCCACCCCACAGGGCGTGTGCTATCCGACCGTTCGACGGGAATCCGGTCTCGCCCGGACTCCATCCCTCGCCTTGCCTGTCGCTCTGATGCCGGTCGAAGAACGCCTTCATCCTGCGTGCCGTCTCGGGGCTGATCGTCGTGCCGTTGCTCAGGTCTCTTGCGCGAGCCACGCCGACTGCCGTGCCGCCTCGGCCGTACTCTCTTCGCCAATCGAGTCCTTTCTGCGCTTCTTCACGCACGCCCGACGGCGGTGTGAAGTCGATGTGGTCATACCTAGCCGCCACGCTTCCGCCTCCGTGGCTTCGCCCGTGGCTCCTCCGCAGGCGGCGGCTCGGGCAGCGGGTCGATCTTCGTGAGCGTGCTCACCTTGTGTCCGACCTGCGTGTCGGTCGCCCGCCAGCCGCCGCTGACTTCCTCGTACACCGTGATGAGCGCCGCCGGGTCGTCCTCGGTCGCGTCGATCGCGAAGTCAGTGCCGGGCACGTCGAGCCGCCCGTAGTCCATGACGTGGTCGATGCGTCCGCGAGCTCGCCCGCCAGCCGAGCCCCACGAGACGTAGTCGCCCTCGGCGACGGTGCCTGGCTCGGCTCGCTTCTCTGCGGAGCGGACCGTCTGCGGCGAGTCGTCCACCCATACGTCTACTTCGATGCCAGCCGCCTCGGCCGCGTCAGCCTTGAGCGTGTCGCCGCCCACGAGCAGCACCTGCGAGAACGCATCGGCGTAGTCGCCCAGCGTCGCCATGACTGACTGGCGATCAGCCTCGGGGCGACGAGAGATCATCACGACCGTGTTGCCGTCGGCAGCCGACTTGCGGGCGAACTCGCCCCACAACTGCGGGTCGGCTGCGAACGTGCGGTCGAAGTCGATTGAGATCGTCATAGACCGAGACTCGAGCGACCTCGCGGGCGTGGGAGCCACGTCGGGCACAAGCTGCGGCCGCGTATCCGCTGCTGGTTCAGGCTGCGGCAGAACCACGCCTGCGAGGATCGCGTCGATCATCTGCGGCGACGTGCCAGGGAACGACACCATCAGCAACGCCTTCGCACCGTCAATCGTCAGTGCACCTGTGCGGTACTGCTCGACAACCTCTAGCACAGTCGGAGCGTCGGTCGGAACCGCCTCGGCAACCGGCTCATCGACGACGATCTCTTCGACGACCGGCGTCGGCTCGGGATCGGCCGCAGCCTTGTCGAGCGTCGTCATGTTCAACTGCACGAACCGCACGTCGCCGCCTTCGACGGGGTTGAGGTTCTCAAGCGCCCGGATCTCGTTGACGCTCAGAACGCCGAGGTTCCAGAGCGTGTTGTAGTAGGCACCACGCCCCGCAGCGT